AGACTAATTGCACCGCTACTTTGTAAAGCCATTAGATAGTCCCAAAGGCTGTGACATTATCGGCAGAAGTAATAGCGCCGTCAGTACCTACCTTAAATACTTCCGTACTGTCGTACTCAAACACTAGCTCGTTAGTGTCAACCTTAATTATCCAATCACCAATAGACAGCGTAGTTGCCTTAACCTGACCAGCATCGCTATACACTACAGCTTTCTCGTTAACTACAGCTCCAGCAGTAACGCCAGCAACAAGATTAAGTTCGTCAGTAGTAGAAGTAACTCCGTCTAACTTATTAAGTTCAGCAGTAGTAGCAGTCACTCCATCAAGCAAATTAAGTTCTGCTGTGGATGCTGTAACACCAGTAAGAACATTAATTTCTGCCGCAGTAGAGGTAACGGTTGTACCTCCTAAGTTAATAGTAGGGATCGTTACTGTGCCTGTGAATGTTGGCCCTGCGGTGTCAGCCTTTGTTCCAATAGCTGTAGCAATATCGTCAAATTCAGTTTCAAACTCAGTGCCACGAATTACCTTACCGGCATCGCCACTGTTTAACGTATCTTTAACAGCAAAGTCTGTCGACTTAGTGTAGTTGGTCATAGTAAGAGTCCCTAAAAATTATTACCAAGGCATACCGTCGGCAGACACAGGCGTCTTTTGCTCTGCAATGTTTGCCGTTAGTGCCGCTTCAGTAGCGTCTTGGTCTACTTCTGCTTGTACCCATGCCAATACAGCGGCCTCTGTTAGGCTGTCGTATGCAACAAAGTCAGAAGCACTAGGGTCAGGTGTAAACCCACAAGTGCCGTATGCAGATGCAGTATAAGTGACTGCGTCGTCACCCGTACCAACTGTTTCTTCTTCAGTAACACGCCAGTGTGCAACGGTTACACCGCCGTCTGCTAAGTTACGCTCAAGGTTTGCGATAGTCCATGTAGCCATTAGTTTTCTCCTTAGCTAAATACTGCGTTGCAGATGTCCTGCACGTTCTGTGGTTCGGACGACCAGTCGTCACCTGATTGAATTACATGACGGTGATACGACTGTGAAATCACAGCGCCGTCTTCTAGTACCTTAGTAGCAGTGCGTACTTGAACAGAGGTTACGTCGTTGCCGTCCTCGTCTTGAGTAGTAACTACTTCTACTTTGTCTGCTGTTACGCTTTTAGTTAATGCCATTGTCTTTCTCCTTTAGTCCGTCTCAAGAATCCACTTGAGATAATTAGCTGGCTCTATATACGATTGTGAAATCAAGCTCTGCAAATCCCGTGTCCAGTGCAAGTGGATTTTGTTGACCTGTGCCGCCTGTTTCCCACAAATTAATCGTGTTAGTGGGTATTTGCACAAAACCTATAATTTGATAGCCACTTGTAGTTGTATGTCCGCTATTAAAAGAAATTGAAACAGCCGCGTAATTTCCAGTGCTGTTAAAAGAACCAAAAGGCAGTCCAGTAATCTGTGCGTTTCCAGAACCCGTATGTGCGCTAATTCCTATTGTGCCACTTGCATAGACTAAATTACCTGCTTTTACATAGACTCCACTTTGTCTGGTATAAGTTCCTGTTCCTGCTGTTGTGCTTCCTCCATAAACAGGAGTCCACGTCCCTTCTTCGTAGTCGTCTAGCTTATTGGCTGAACCTGTGCCGCCTAGGTAGACACCGCCTGACAGGTAGAGGTCTTTGAAGCGTTTGTTAGTATCACCAAGGCTTGTTAGCGCATCACTGTTTAGCCCGTTGTCCATGTCAACAGGTTGAATTCTATTTGTGCTACTTACAAACCTTAAACCAGCATCGCCATTACCAATGCCAATACTGTCTCCAGAGATTGTTCTAATACTACCTACGGTTGTGCCGTCTTTGCGGAAGTTAGCTATAGTGCCGTCTGCTGATAGCCTGTTTAAAAGAAGCGGAGTATCACCACTTGCTGTGGCAAAAAGCCTACCGTTTGGCTTAACTTCAGCACCTACAGTTGTGTAGCTTGAGGCAGTCTTACCCACCAAGAGATTGCCGCTTGCATCAATGCGCATGCGTTCTGTAACAGTGCCTCCATTTGCACTCGTAGCAAACTGTAAATCGCCACCGCCTTGAGTTCCTGCGGCCTGAGAAAGAATGTAAGAGGCCACTCTTGCTCCGGGAGTGCTTTGGTCGTTACAGAAAAACTCAAACTTTCCAATATCTTGACCAGCAGAAAACGTACCGTCTGAATTAGTAATTCTTATCGTAGGCGTTCCGCCAAATTCTGATACATCAAGTAAAGTTTGTGGACTGCTAGTACCAATACCGACGTTGCCGCCCGGTATAATAGACATTGCTGTTACGTTGGCATTAGAGTTAACAGCATCACTTGATACGTTAAAATCAAGCGCCATTCCGTTTCCAAAATAAGTACCACTTGACGCCCTGTATGTTGACCTGCCTCTTATTTTTGCACCGACGCCAGTGCCGCCAGCAGTTGAATCGTTTTGATAAAACTGAACGACACCAAGCTCTTGATCAAGACTTAAACCTGTATCTCTAGTGTCTAATTTAAGAATACAGTTTGTGCCGCCGGACAAATGAAGCAACTCATCTGGACTGCTAGTACCAATACCTACTTGGCCGCTTGTGTCTATTACTAAATGCGTCCCGCCAGAAGTGCCAAACTCAAGAGCATCAGAGTTAGTGTCGTCATTTCTGATAGTCCATGTTTCGCCTGTATTAACAAGCTCTAAAGCTGTGCTATCTGATGCTGTAGGCGCTGTAATACGAGCATAAACATTACCTGTACCAGTAATTTCTAACTCTCTAGCAGGGGCGCTAGTACCAATACCCAAAGACTCCGCAGACGCATCCCAGAAGAACTTCGCAGTTGTCCCCGTATCCTCATACAGCGACACATCGCCGCCACCGCTAATATTGAAGGCCTTGCCGCCAGCCATAACGCGCGGGCGTATAACGAAGGTGTCGCTTGTTGCGCCTACACCACCACCAAAGGTGATAGATCCGCTTTCTGACGCAGTTCCTAAAAACTTGAGTCTTGCAGTACCGCTTGCATGATCATTTTTTAAGATTAATGTCTGGTTTGAATCAGCATACGCAAGCCCTGAGTTATCTGCTGTTGTCTTCAATGTTCCTACTAATGAAGTAGAACCAGCATCAGCCGTCACAGTACCCGTTACGTCGATGCCTGATGAGGTGGTGGCTAGTTTGTTATCGCCTAAATGCGAAAGTGTAACGCCGCCATCGGTAAGAATTTTGATGGCCTCGTAATCACTGTGTTCTGCTTGGTCTACTGAATAGAATGTGGCTATGCCGTCAGCGGCTGAATCACGTCCAGCATCTATTCGTAAACCACGGCCAGTCGTATCGTAGTCGTTTGCTCCAAAATAAAGCTGGACTTGAGAATTATTAGAAGTGCCATTGGTATTATAAATAGCAAGCGCTTCCGCAGTAGAACCAGCGCCTGAAACTCGAACTGTAGCACTGCCATCAACAGTCAAACCATCAATCGTGGCTGTGCCTGACACGTCGATGCCTGTGGAGGTTGTGGATAGTTTGGGGGTTCCTGCATAAAACAGATTAGTAGCACCGCCGTTATCAGCGGTAATAAAATTTTGTGAACTACCTACGTTCCGTATGCGAAGGTTTCCGCCCTCTAAAACTAAATTCCCTGTGCCGTTATCAACAATGTAGCTATTAGACCCATCATGGTAAATCTGTAGGTCAGAGCCAGCACCGAAGATAGCTTTACCATTGTCGGCAAAGTTAAGACTTTCAGCACTAGCGTCCCACGTAAGCTTCGCAGTCGTGCCAGTGTCTTCGTAGAAGCTGATGTCGCCACTGTCATCAACGTGGAATAGAAATTTATCGGAAGAGCCGTCGGTGATTTTAAAGTTACCAAAGTTACTTACGCTATTTGGGTCGAGTCTTATGTGAACTGACTGGTCAGCAGAGCCAATGGCTAAAATTTCTGCACCACTTCCCCACTTAATAGTATGGTCAGTGGCAGTTCCAAACCTCAGTCCGTCACTTAATACTGTGCCAGTAACGTCGATGCCTGCGGAGGTGGTGGCTAGTTTTTGTGAGCCATTATAATACAGCTCAACGGCACCATTTGTATCGCCTGCAATCCAATTGCGGTCCTCCGCCACGGGCTGAATGCGAAAATCATCTGCCGTTATAACAAGATGCCCAGAGCCGCTTTCTTTAATAAAACTGTTGCCAGTCACACCATCGTGATAAATCTGTAGGTCAGAGCCAGCACCAAACTTAGCCTTGTCGTTGTCACCAAAGTTAATGTCAGCAGAGGTAGTCATACCATCTGTGGTGATAACGCCAGTTACGTCGATGCCTGTGGAGGTTGTGCCGAACTTAACAGAGTTATTGTGATAAAGCTGGACAGGGCCATCCTTAGAAAAAGACGCCATGTATTCATTAGTACCCGTAGCTTGAACATAAACAGCGGCTGAACCTTTTAGGCTCAAAGTACCAGTTCCAGCGTCTTCGATATAGCTGTTAGACCCATCATGGAAAATCTGTAGATCTGATCCAGCGCCGAAGACTGCTTTATCGTTGTCACCAAAGGAAATGTTAGAGCCGCCCGTTGTATTGCCGTTAGACAACACTTCGGATAATTCGTTGTTAGCAGTGATCTGGGAGTCAACGTAAGATTTTACGGACTGCTGTGTAGGAACCAGAGTTGCACTGTTAGATGCCATGTTGTCTTCATCGACAAAGGCAGTGACGTTGATAACACCGTCAGAAATGGTTTCAAAAGTAGTTGTGCCGGTTAGTGTTGCGTTTGCGGTATCAGCTTTAGAGTTTACTGCGGTTGCAATGTTGTCAAACTCAGTTTCAAATTCTGAACCACGAATGACTTTATTAGAGTCTCCTGCAGGAAGAGAGTCTTTTGCCTGAAAATCTGTGGTTTTAGTGTAGTTAGACATCCGTATTTCCTATTGCAGAAAAGAAGTAGAGAAGAAGAAGGGGGCCATGAAGACCCCCCGAAAGTTTCTTATGCAGATGGTACTGCGAGAACGAAACCAGCTTCAGGACGGTACACTTCGACACCGTACAGGCAGTCAGCCGTGTACAGAGTTGAGAGGTATTCCTGCTTGTACTGAGTTTGCGAACGTACAGACATTTGCTCTGCAAGAACGATAGCGTCACGGTGGAACAACATAGCCGCACGAGTGTCTACAGAAGCCGCAGTGTTCTGAGCTGCAGTTTCGATAGTTGCACAGTTAGCTGAGACGTAAACGTCTACACCGTAGAGGTTACCAATAAGACCAGACTGGACTGACTGACCAGATACAAAGTCAGAAGACACGTAGCGGTCGATGCCCATGATGGCGTTACGGGTTGCAGGTGGGATAACGAGTACGCGATCTTCCATTGGGACGTTGTTATCGTCCAACTTCTGGATCATGTCACGGAAAAACGCATCAGTAAACTCGTCGCCAGCTACAAGAGTGTCGTCGGTGTACTGAGTAGTTGTACCGTTGTCGTTAAAGAAACATCCGCTGTGTTGGTAGTCGGTTGGAGCTGCACCAAATACAACAGCGCCACCGTCACCGAAGCCAGTACCACATGCGTGGAGGTCAGTGTCGATCTTAGTAGCAAGAGCGTAACCAGCGTCTTCAGTGTAAAACTGACGGAGGCTAGAAAGCGCCTGTACTTCTACGATGTCTTCGATGAGACGTGAGTACTCAAAGTGACGGTCGATATCAACAGTCAATTCGCTTTCAGTGTTAGCGATGATAGTAACAGCAGTGTCAGCCGCTTTAGCGTTAGCATCTCCACGAACAGGCTTAGGGATGTGAAGCTTGTCACCCTTCTTGCCAGACATTGCGATCTTTTTGACAAGAGGAGCCATCTTCAGGTTCTTTTGGTAAGCAGCAATAATCTCATCACTCCAGATTTCTGGAATAAAAGTAGCCGCTTCAGTCTTCGCAGTATTACCAGCTGCGCCCGGATAAGTTGCAGTAGCCATGTCAATCTCCTAGATTATTTGACTCGACCCTCTGCGTATGCTGTCAGTATCTCTTCTGACAAAGCTTGATAACGCTCAGGGTCCGTTTTCATAAGTTTAATAATGTCGGACCTGCGATATACTTTTTTACGTGTTCCTTCAGCACTGCCTCGTGCGTTACCTGTATTAGCTGCCTTGAGTTGTTGCTTACGCTCTTGTTTTTCAACATTAGCAGTTTGCTGTACAACTTGCTTCCGTTCTTTCCAGAGTGAGAAGAGTTCATCAGCAGAGTCAGCATCATACTGTTGGTCAGCTGCTACAAATAACTGAGTCCTAATTTTTGAAGCTTTAATCCATTCAGCAAACTTAGGATCGCCTAAAATCTCTTGCATGTCTGGGTGCTTATTACTAAGCTCCGCAAGAGCAGACTGCTTCTTATAGTTTGAACTGTATTCTTCAGCTTCACGTATTTTAGGATGATTCTCAATAGCACGGTTGACAGCCGCTTGAGGATCTGTAAAATAGTCTATATCGTCTTCAGGTTCAACATTTTGTGGTTGAGGTGCTGATTGTGTTTGACTACTAATGTAATCATCCACGACTTTACGAAGTTCGCCTACTTCAGAAGACTGACGACCTAAAAGCTTTTCAGCTTCTTGGTGCATCTTAACTACATCTTCTAAAGACTTACCTTGATATTTATCGGGTAAGCTTACTTCAGATTCTTGAGGTTGCTCAACTTCTTCGTGTTGAATCTCTTCTACTTCTGTTTCTTGCTGTACTTCGTTTTGTTCAATGGCGTCCACGTTTTCCTCTTGAGGTTGTGGATCAATCATCATTGCTCTTGACATTATTAAACTCCGTGATCATTATCATTGTGGAGACTTTTTTCTACCTGCTTTTTCGTGTTCTTTCACCCACTTCATGTGCGCTCCCGGAAAGGAACCATCATGACCAGCTAAGTGAAATGACGGGGCAGATACCATCCTTGTAGAAACTTCACCACAGGTTTTGCACCTATGTTCTGTGATAGTAGATTCTACAAATTCTTCATGAACGTGTCCGTTAGGACAACGAAAATCATATATTTTAAACATCTACAGGCTCTTGATCTTCAGCTTCTGCTTGTTCACGCGCAGCTTCAATAGTACCTTGTAGATTGATAACAGTTGCAAAAGCAGCTACTTGACCTTTACGGAAATATAAATCTTCCTGATCTTTTACTGTTTGAATATCTGCTAACTGTGTTGCGTTACTAGAAAGCTCTTGTACGAGTTGTTTGAAACCTTCAGAATTGAAGAGTTCGTTGTAATTGTCAAAATAAGTTTCAAGCTCGGGTGTCATAAGTTTCTCTAAAGTTATCTAACTATAATATTATTATATCATGTTTTTAATTAAATGTCAAGCTTTTTTTGTAGTTTTTCTTCTACGTCCAGAAGCTGTGACAGCATGTTTAATTTTAGCTGGTCCTGTTTTTCGTTTAGCAGAAGACTTCTTTTCTGCTGCGGTCATTTTAGCTGCGACGGCTTTAGGTCTACAAGAAGGATAGGGACGTTTACTTTTCTTAGCAGATTTTCGTCCACAAGGCTTACCTGTTTTTACGTCTACCCATTCTTCCTTAAACCACTTAGTAAGTCCACCTTTAGGTTTACTCATAAGTTCCACCACGTTTTTTATACTCTTTAGTCAACCAACCTGAAGCATAAGCACTGGGCCAAACTTTATACTTACGTTTAGCTTCTGCTTTAACACGAGCATATAATGCTTTGTTTTTAGGTTTTGGACTACTTTTTGTTTTAGCCATGACTACTTCTTCTTTTTGTTCTTCTTGTTAGTAAGCATACGCCCGTTACGCTTAGGCATAGCTGGCTTTTTCTTTGGCTTAGTTGACTTCATTCCGTAACCGGGCATAACTTTCTCCTTTGCTGTCTTAGACAGATCTTCAAAATGGAAAAGTTTTACAGATGTTTTTCCATGGGTTTTACCTGAATGCAACGAACCATCAGGCATCTTGTGCGTACCGCCTGTATATTCAGTGCCGTCACGCTTGTAATGTTTTACGCCTTTAGTCATTACCATTTAACCTTATCAGCCCAATAAGCTGCTGACATTTTACCCTTTGATATGTTCTTAGCGTGTCGTGCCTTGAACGATGCTCGTTTTTTCTTCATGCGGTCAGACTCACCTGCTTTAGGCTTACCTGCTGTCTTAGCGCCTTGCTCACCAAAACGAATAGTTTTAACTTTGTCGCCTTCTTTAGCAACAACAACGTGAGACTTCTTAGGATGACTAGGCGTCCTCTTTGGTTTGTTGAACCCGCTTACGCCCGCCCGTGCTAGTCTTGGGTCTTTCTTTGCTGGCATTTTGTAATTCCTCTACTTGCTTTGTTAGCTTTTGTACCTGCGCTTCCAAAGGATTTACCATTTGTTGCATTTTAATAAGTAATGATTGAAACTCTCTATCTGTAAACATGTTTTATCCTTAGTTATAAGGGAACCATTCTCCAAACTTACGGACATATATAAGTATAACCGTAGTGTCTGGTGTGTTGATTGTTACCGTTGTACTGCCAAATTCGTCTATGTTGTATTGGGCGACGTTAAAGAAAGAAGAAGAAGACGTAATGTTGATGTCACCTATGATCTTTACGGTGTTAGCTGTAGTCAGCTTTACCATTACCGTTTCACGATCTTTAGGCGTTTGATTTAATACTATGTCTACATCAGCACTGCATCGTAGTATCTCAGTCCCAGAAGTAGTATGACTACCTGAAACCTCATACGCCTGCGCTATACCTAAGTCTGCTCTGGATTGTGGTATGTAACTCATTAGATTGCCAACCACTCTTTAAATTCTTGGATATACACCAAGTGAAGCGTAGTGTCGTCTTGCTCAACAATAATACTTGAGTAACCAAACTCATTGACGTTGTACTTTGCTATATCATAATAAGCTAGGTTTACAATATTAATCTCACCAACAATGTCTATCCTGTCATCGGTTCTGCAGTTTACAAGTACAGTCTCTCTGTCTTGAGGATGTTCCCTCAAATTAATAACAACACCGGACGTAACCTTAAGAATTTCTGAGCCGCCTGTGGTGTGGTTGCTAGAAATAATTTTAGCAGTGGCATTCTTAAGATCTGCACGACTAGCCATACTACCCATGGAGATGTTGTAGACATTGGGCGCCTGAGCCTCGTTAAGGTCCTTCACAGAGCCTGCGTCTACTTCCTCACCGTTGGTAAGGGTCAACACTAAATGCCCGTCAAAGTCCACTGTGGCGTCCTGAACGCCTACTCCGTCTTCCCCATCAGAACCGTCTGCTCCGTCCTTACCGTCAACACCGTCCTTACCGTCTTTACCTACACCTATATCGCCCTTGTCACCTTTAGTTCCTTTTTCACCTGTAGGTCCGGGGTCACCCTTATCTCCCTTTTCACCACGAATAGCTTCTACTGCCTGTATCTTAGACAGTAGTTTATCGTAGAGGGCTGTAAGTTTTAGGTCCACGTTCATTCTTGATTAAGACGCTGCATCAACATTTGTTCAGCTTGACGTGTTTCTTCGTCACGCTTTTCTACTTGCTGGTTACCTTTCTCCTTAGCTTGTACTTCACGCTCTTTGAGTAATGTTTCTGCTACACGCATACGACGCTCAAACTCTCTGTCGTCTTGGTCACCTTCTTTGAGGTTACGTGTGATAGCGTTGATCTTGTCAATCTCAAGCTCTTGAGGAACAACTGCTGCTTCTGCTGCAAGCTTGGTAGCCCTAGCGTTAGACTCTTGAGCCTGTGCTGCCAGAGCCGCTGTTTGAGACTGCTGGAACTGCATTTGCAATTGCTGTGCTTGTTGTTGCATCTGCTGTGCTTGAGGGTTAGGTTGCATAGCTTGTTGCATAGCCGCAATAAGTTCTTCACGGTTAGACAAGTTCATATTGTCAATGATGCTTTGGATCAATGTGTTGTACAGCGGTGACTGTCGATCCATAGTCTGTAACAACTGTACAAGCTGAGTTACCTCGTACTCACGAGCAATGATGCCCAGAGTAGAGCTAGCATTAAACTTGTAGTCAGCTACAGGGTACGACTCAGGATCAAACTGCATGTAACGATAAGCAGCCTTCTTAACAAATGGAATCAAGAAAGACTGTTGGAAATTAATCAGTGTGCGCTTGTG